GTTTATCACATCGTATACCCGGATACCAAGGTGGAGCCCACTGACCATCACGATCACATCGCAGATAGGTGTACGTCTCCGAGTTGCGTGCGCCCGGATCACGGACGGTACATCCCACCTGCCCTCAACGGGTGGCTTGCAAGTCAGACGAAAGCGCAGAAGCATGCCAAGATGCAGCGTAAACGCGCCCGAGTGAACGCGGACCTTGATCCTCCGTTCTGAGCGTGCTAGGCGTGTGCCAACCTGCCAGCGCAGAGGACCGTACAAGAGGCCCCCCCCCCCCCCTAAACCTCACGGTCAGATGAGCTTTCCCCAAAGGCTCCCCAAGTCGCTGGCAGGCCTCACTTAGGAGGTTGCAGTGCCGCTGGAAATTACAATACCGAACCAGTTTAGCTGTAGACCGTATCAAGAAAAATTCTGGCACTACATGGAAGGCGGCGGTCTTCGCGCCGCGCTCGTGTGGCACCGACGCGCGGGCAAGGACACGACCGCCATGCACTGGTCCGCCTTCGCCGCTCACCAGCGCACAGGTGTATACTGGCACATGCTGCCGGAAGCCAAGCAGGCCAGAAAGGTGATCTGGGACGGCATCGACAAGCGCGGGCTCCGTTTGATCGACACGGTGTTCCCGAAAGCCATCCGCAAGTCTACACACGAAAACGATATGCGGATCGAGCTTAAGTGCGGCTCGATCTGGCAGCTTTGCGGCTCGGACAACTACGATAGCCTCGTCGGCTCCAACCCGGTCGGCGTAACGCTGTCAGAATACTCAATCGCCAACCCGGCTGCTTGGGACTACATTCGCCCCATACTTGCTGAGAACGGCGGCTGGGCTGTGTTCCCGTACACACCGCGAGGTCGCAACCACGGCGCGAAGATGTACGACCTAGCGCGCAAAAACCCATCGTGGTTCGCCGAGATACTGACCGTAGACGACACGCACGCCATTCCCATGTCCGCCATTGAGGAGGACCGCAAGTCGGGAATGGACGAGGCGATGATCCAGCAGGAATACTACTGCTCGTTCAACGCCGCCGTGCGTGGCTCTTACTATGGCGAGCAAATGGAGCGCCTTGACAAGCTCAAGCAAATCGCCCGCGTGCCCTACAACCCGGACAACTTCGTACACACGTGGTGGGACCTTGGCATCGGCGATGCAACGTCCATCTGGTTCGTGCAGGAGGTAGGACGCGAGATATGGGTCATCGACCATCTAAAAAACAGTGGCGTGGGCTTGGCGTGGTACGTGAACGAATTGAGAGCGCGCGGCTACGCGTATGGTACACACATCGTCCCGCACGATGCGAAAGCGCGCGAGTTGGGAACGGGCGTCTCTCGCGTCGAGACGCTAAGGCGCTTGGGTATACGGGTGAAGGTCGCACCGAAACTTTCCCTCGCGGATGGCATTAGCGCCGTCCGTCAGATACTGCCGCGCTGCTGGTTCGATCTGGAGAAGTGTGATGCGTTCGGGGGCATCGAAAGCCTGCGGATGTACCGCAAGGAATGGATCGAGGAGCTACAGATGTTCGCGGACAAGCCGCTGCACGATGGCCACTCGCACGACTGCGATGCGTTCAGAACTGGCGCAGTTGCGCAAAAAATGTGGGGCTCGGCGGGCACTGGCCGGTTGCTGACAGGGGGCTTGCACGGAATAGCAAGTGCAGAATACGATGAGTTCGCATAGCTCTGCCTGGCATTGAGGGGAACACCATGTCCAACCTGTTTGAAACTCCGAAGATCGAGAAGCCTGCGCCACCCGCGACACGTGACGCGGCGCGCGAGCTTGCCGACCAGCGAGACAGTGCCAACAAGCGCAAGGGTCGCGCGGCTCAAATCATTTACGGCGCAAAGGCTCGCACTCTGGGTGTAGCCGCGTCCGCACTCGGAGGCTAGCATGCGCGAACGGCAAACACTTCTCAACAATATCTCGGCAACCGGCAACGGTAACGGAGTTGGCTGGGCAGGCGGTCCCGGCGTGTTCTCTGTTGAGGGCACCGCAGGTGGCACCGCAGCCAAGCTGCAAATGCTCCTGCCGCAGGGCAACTGGGTAGACGTTGACCCCGCGCTCACATTCACCGTGTTCCCGAACGTATACGGCTTCAACGTGCCGCAAGGGCAGATACGAGCCGTGCTCACTGGTGGCGCTCCGGTCAGCGTGTTCGCCTACGCCACCTCCCTCCAGATGGGCGTCTAAGCATGACACACGCTCGGCGCATGGCTACAAGGCTGGCCTTTCCGCTTGCGTCGAGGCTGTGGGCGGCGGGCGGGTACGATATTGTATACGAAGATGGTATACACTTGGACTTTGCCAGAGACTTCCACTACACCAAGGTTCCGGGCGCTGCCGCGCAGGTGGCGCAGATAGGCACGATCTACACGGTGACGCGTAACACCTCGTTCGCGTCGTTCCGTGGCTCGAATGGCCTGCTCCAGTACGCAAACGAAAACCGCGTGGTGGAAAGTCAGACGATGGACAGCGCGTCGTGGATTAAGCAGCAAGTCACGATCAGCGCAAACGCCACTGTAGCGCCAGACGGTACACTTACGGCGGACGCCATGGTGGAGGACGGTACCACCAACTTCCACGACTTGAACCAGTCCCGGATGGTCGCCGGTCGCGTGATGACCGCCTCGTTCTTTGCCAAGGCGGCCGGTCGCTCGCGCGTTCGCTACCAAGGTGGCAACGGCGCAAACTTCGATGCGTACTTCAACCTGACTACCGGAGCGGTGTACAACGTAGCCGCTGGCTGCTCCGCCAGCATGGAGAATTGGGGCAACGGCTGGTGGCGTTGCATCCTCACGGGGCTCGTTAATGCGAACGGCAACGTCCTTATACTCGCGGCAGACAACAGTGATGCCGTGTCGTACCCCGGGAGTGGGGCAGCGGCTTTGTATATCTGGGGTGTGCAAGCCCAGCTTGGGATGAACGCTGGGGCGTACCTCGTTACGACCGGCTCGGCGAAGTACGATCAGACGCGCCCGCACTTCGACCTGAACAAATCGCGCCGCCGCCTGAAGCTGGAGGGCCTGCGCGACAATCTGTGTTTGCAGAGCGAGGATTTTACCACAACGTGGACGGCTGGCGCTGTGACGGTGACGGACAACGCCGTCTCGTCGCCGGAGGGTTACGCCAACGCCGATAAAGTCGCGGAGGACAACGCAAACGCCAACCACCGAGTTACGCAGACGTTCACGAAGGCTGCATCAGCACTGGGGTATACGTTTTCTTGCTGGGTGAAGGCGGCGGAGCGTTCGTGGTGCTGCATTCAACTTGACGATGGTGTGAACGGCAAGCGGCAATATCTGAACCTGGCGACGGGCGCTCTCGGCACGTTGCAGGACGTTGGAGGCACCCCGTTCACAGCCGCCAGCGCGTCTGTCGAGGATTGGGGTGGCGGCTGGTACCGTCTGATTATAACCGCCACATCATCGACATCCGTGACGCTCAACGCCGTAGTCCAAGTGGCGACTGGTGACCTTGTGGCGAGCTACGCTGGCACGACTGGTAGCGGTATCTACGCGTGGGGTGCCCAGCTTGAGCAAGCGTCCTTTGCATCGTCGTACATTCCGACAACCGCAAGCTTTGAGCGCCGCAACGGCGACACACTAATCCGTACACTAGGCTCGGAGTACTCGCAGACCGCCGGTACCGTGCGCGTGGTGTTCGACATGATCGGCACGTCGCCGATTGGCGGGTCGCTCGTAGCGTTCGACGATGGCACGTCAGGAAACTGTATGCGCGCAACCGACAACACCGCGTCACTCATCAACTGGAACGTCCGAGTCGGGGCTGTTGACCAGGCTGCCATCTCGCGCAACTTCCCAGCCATCGGCGCGCGCGGGAAGTACGCTGCTGCGTGGGCCACCAACGACTTCGCCGCCTACATGGACGCGGCTGCCGGAACGCCAGATGCGGCTGGCACGCTACCGACCGTCACACGCAGCACCATCGGCCTCGACCCATTCGGCGGCAACATTTACGCGCACATCGAAAGTGTAGACTACTGGCCGGAGCGCAAGCTGGACGGCCTCTTGCTGACATGGACGCGGTAATGGATTGGCACAGCATCGCCGAAGGGTCTACAGTTATTGCGGCTGGATTCACAGCGGTGGCCACTGCGGCGACCATCATCTGCGCCCAGATCGGGCGCATGGCCAAGCTCGTAAAGGAGATACGCGCCGAGTTTAGCCCGAACGGCGGCTCGTCGATGCGCGACCTTGTGGCTAAGCACGGCGAGCAACTGTCCTTCATCGTGGCACGGCAGTGGGCAATTGTAGACGGTCTTGGAGATCCCATGTGGGAAAGCGATAGCAGGGGCATGTGCGTGCGCGCAAACCGCGCCCTGTCGGCGCTTCTTCGCCGGTCGCGGGACGAACTGCTTGGCACGAATTGGGAATTATGTGTACACCCTGCAGACCGCGAACGCGTCTTGGACGCCTGGGCCGACGCGGTTGACCGCAAGCGCGCTTTCGAGGGCAACTTTCGCGTCGTGGACACAAGTGGTAAGGTATACTGCATCGACGCCGCCGCAACGCCTATTGTTCAAGGCCAGATTGTCAGCGGCTGGATTGGCCGCTACCGTCGCGTGCTGGAGGAGAAACAATGTCTAGCAGTTTAATTACCCCGCGCGCTGCGGAGGTCACCCGCCGCTTCAACCAGCTTGAGGAGTTGCGGAAGCCTTACGAGAACTACTGGCACCAGATCGCGTACTACGTCATCCCGCGCATGGACGACCTGTTCGGCACGAAGAAGTCGCCTGGCGAGAACCGCGAAGGCAAGCTGTACGATAGCACTGCGCCGCTCGCGCTCGAACGCTTCGGCGCAGCCGTCGAGAGCATCCTGACGCCGCGCACGTCGCGCTGGCACAGCCTGCGCGCCAAGGACCGCGCTCTCATGCGCAAGGTGCGCGTGGCTCAGTGGTACGAGGACCTGACGCAGATGCTCTTTGACGAGCGCTACGACAACCACGCCAACTACGCATCGAACCAGCACGAGTGCTATCTTTCGCTTGGCGCGTTCGGAACGAGCGTGCTGTTCACTGACGATTGGGACGAGAAGTTGCGGTACAAGTCGCTGCCACTTGGCGAGTGCTACATCGCTGTCAATCACCAAGGTATACCGGATACGCTCTACCGCAACTTCAAGATGACGGCGCGCCAGCTTCGCCAGCGCTTCGGCGCTGAGAGCCTGAACGAGAAAACGCTCAAGATACTTGAGCAAACGCCGCACAAAGACATTGACGTGATCCACGCCACGCAGCCGCGAGAGGACTACGACCGACGCTACCCTGGCATGCGCGCGATGCCGTTCGATAGCTGCTACATGCTCAAGGACGACAAGTGGATGCTGGAGGAAAGCGGGTACATGAGGTTCCCGTATTCCATCGGTCGGTACGTCACGGCTCCTGGCGAGGTATACGGACGCTCGCCTGCCATGCTTGTGCTGAGCGACACGAAGATGCTCAACAGCATGTCGAAGTCGATGATCCGGCAAATCCACCGCATCACTGAGCCGCCGCTCTTGATCGCGGATGACGGCGTGCTGACTAAGCTACAGCTACAGCCGAACGCTCAGAACGTGGGCGGCCTCAACGCTGATGGCGTCGAACTGGTGAAGCCGCTGCGTTCCGGTGCGATGGTCGAAATCGGCCTCGACCACATGGAGCAGCGCCGCAAGGTCGTGAACGACGCGTTCCTCGTGACGTTGTTCCAAATCCTCGTCGAGACGCCGCGCATGACGGCGACGGAAGTCATGGAGCGCGCGCAAGAGAAGGGGGCGCTCCTCGCCCCAACCATGGGCCGCCAGCAGTCGGAAGCCCTCGGCCCGATGGTAGACCGCGAGCTTTCTGTGCTGTCGTACCACCGCCGCCTCCCGAAGCCGCCAGCCGAGATCGTGGATCGTGGCGCGGAATACTCGATGGTATACGAAAGCCCACTGGCGCGCGCCATGCGTGCTGAGGAGGCTCTTGGGTTTGTACGCACTATTGAAGCCATTACGCCGCTGGCCAACGTAGACCCGTCCTGCCTAGACCGCATCAACGCGGATGAAGCCGTTCTGGGTCTGTCGGAAGTCAATGGCATGCCCGCGAAGTGGCTCAACAGTGACGAGCAGGTGGCGGCGATCCGAAAAAAACGCGCGCAACAACAGATGGCGGCGACGATTGCGGACGCCGCCCCTGCGGCTTCATCGGCAATTAAGAACCTGACTGCTATGCAACAGCAGCAACAACAGGCTCCGGTGTAATGTCCTTGCTAACTCGTTCGTGGAACTGGCTCTTTCGTCGGCGCGTCGAGGCGTACCAGGCCGTGTTCCTTGGTGACGCAACAAAGGGTCAGCAAGAGCGCGTGCTGGCGGACCTTAAGCGTTTTTGCCATGTTGAGAAGTCTACGTTTGATCCTCAAAGCCCGCATGCTATATACATCGCTGAGGGCAGGCGGGAGGTGTGGTTGCGCATCATGGCACACACATTCCTGAACGACGAGCAGGTCCGCAGGCTCTACGAACAAGTCAAACAGGATGAGGTAGACGGCGATGCACTTTAGGAACACGCTACTCAACGGCAGCATGTATACGCCACCGTCGATTTGCTCGGTAGAGGGTGATGGCGGAGGGGGTGGCGACAACAACCAGGACAACAACCAGAACAAGCCGGAGCTTCCGGCGTGGTTGGCTGGCGCTCAACTGAACGAGCACCAGGCTGGCCTTCTGACGAAGAAGGCGTGGGGCAAGGACACGCCGGTAACGGCAGTCCTAGACGCGTACATTAATGCGGAGAAGGCGCTTGGCTCCGACCGAATCGGTATACCGAAGGGTGACGATGACAAGGCTGGCTGGGACAACTTCTACAAAGCCGGTGGCAGGCCGGACGCGCCTGACAAGTATGACCTGAAAGGTCTACCGGAAGGCTTCGACAAGTCGCTTGTGGAGGGCTTCACGAAGGCCGCACACGCATCCGGCCTTGGAACGAAGCAGGCGAACGCTGTAGTGCAGTGGTTTGTCGAGCACGGCGCAAAGTCGGTTAACGACCGTCAGGCCAACATCGACAGCAAGAACGAACTTGAACTTCAGTCGCTGATGACGGAGCAGGGTGCGAACTACAAAGAGTTCACGAAGATCGGGACGGCGGCGGCTACCGCTCTCGGGCTCTCTGAGGCTGAGGTAGACAAGTTGGAGGAAGTGCTCGGGACGAAGCGCACCCTCAGCATGCTCCACAGCATCGGCAAGGGCATGAAGGAAACCCGCTTTGCAGACGGCAACGGCCCCGGCAATGGCGGCGGCGCGATGACGCCGGGTGACGCGCTCGGCGAGATTGCCCGGCTGCGGAACGACAAAGACTGGCAGAAAAAGTACCAATCCGGGGATGCCGACGCCCGGACGCGCTGGAAGGCGCTGCACGCCTGGGCGTACCCCGAGTAGGGGGCTTGACGCCAAAAGCACGGCGGGCTTACAAGGGGTCATCTGTGGCCCCGTAGCGTAGGCCCGCCGACCGGATAAGCCGCAAGGCCCTGGAAGGCACCTGTGACGAAGGACAAGCCTGACACCCCAAAGGCAGGGACAGGAAGTCCATGACCGTCAACGTAACAACCTCATTCGTTCAGCAATACTCTGGCAACGTCTCAATGCTTGCCCAGCAGATGACCGCTCGCCTCCGCGCGACCGTCACTGAAGGCACGTATACAGGCGAAGGCGGCCAGGTCGTCCAGCAGCTTGGCACCATCGACCTCGTTGAAGTGACCAGCCGCCACGGCGACACCAACTACGCCGACATCACGCACGACGCCCGCTGGGTGTACCCAACCGACTTCGACCGCGCCTTGGCAATCGACACCGAGGACAAGCTGCGGACGCTGGCGGAATGGGAAAGCCCGTATGTCCGCGCGCTCGGCATGGGCGCGGCTCGCAAAACCGAAGATGTCATCATCAAGGCTTTGTTCGCCGACTCCAAGACCGGCAAAACCGGCTCCACCACGACTTCGTTCCCCGCCGCCAACCAAGTCTCCGTCTCGGAAGGCGCGACTGGCGCAACGGGCATGAACGTGGCGAAGTTGCTCAAGGGCCTCCAGTTGCTTCGTGCAGCGGAAGCCGTTGACGAAGGCGAGCCGGTATACGTCGCGCTGTCGGCCTTTCAGGAGACGAACCTCCTGAAGGAGACGCAGATGATTTCCAGGGACTACAACCCCAACCAGCCGCTCGGTACGGGCGTGCTGCCGGATGGGTACTTGGGCATCACCTGGATTCGCACGGCTCGCCTGCTCACTGACGGCACCGGCTACCGCCGTTGCGCGATGTGGACGAAGCGCGGCATGCACCTTGGCGTTTGGCAGGACTTCAACGCTGACGTGTTCCGCGACCCTGGCAAGCGCAATATGTGGGCCACGATGGTCAAGGGCACCATCGGCGCAACCCGCATCGAGGAAGCGCGCGTCATTGAATTGAAGTGCTCGGAAGCGTAATCTCCGGGGGCGGGTATACAAGCCCGCCCCTACACGAGCCCATAGAGGGCATCAAGGAGTAGGCAGCTATGGCTGTTGTAAACGTCAAAACTACTGTCGTCACGAACCTGGACGCAATTCCAGCCGTGAAGCCTGCCGTTGAGGATATGCGCGGGCGCTTGAAGATCATTCCCTTCACTTTGGAAGTGACCAACGGCGACAGCATCGGCTCCACGTACCGTGTGGGCCGCGT